CTTTTTTATCAATGTATATTGTAATTTCATAACCACTATATTCTTGGTTATTTTCATCCCAATGTTTATCAATTATTCCATATACACCTTTTTCTAAAAACCACTCAATAATATTTTCAAGTGATTTTGAACAGCATCCTATTTGTCTAAGTTCATTAAAATAAAACATAATTTTTAAGATTATAAAATTGCAAAATTATAAAAATTCTTCTTTATAGATTTGTATCATTTCTAAAATACATTCTCCTCTAGCTTCCCAATATTCAGAAAATTGTTTACCAAATATTACTTCTTCATGGTCAGAATGTTCTTTGTTATAAATAATTACATATTCATAAGAATCATAATTTTTCCCATTGTAATGTAATTGTGGCATTCCAAATATTCCTTGTTGTCTAAACCAAGAAAAAACTTGGTCATAAGAAGGAGTATTAATTTCTTCTACCATTTTATGGTAAGCATAAATTTTTCCTAGATTATATCCCTCATCTAGGTTTGCTGTGTTTTTTAACTTTTTCTTTTCTATTTGAAATAAGTTAGTAAATTCAAATCCTATTTCTTTTAGTTTTAATAATAAGGGTTTAGAAATAAATGTTGTTCTTTTTTCTGTAAACATAATAATTGTATTTTAAAGGCTAGTAATAAGGTTAAAATAAAAACACAATCTTACGGGATTGTGTGTCAAAATAAAAATATAATAATAATGAAATCCAAAAATAAAAACTATCAGGTAATTTAAGTAATAAAAATAAAATTAAATAAATTAAAATGAGTAGATAAAAAGTATTCAATGATTTACCTGATAGTTAGTTTAAAAAGTATAATTGTGTCAATAACAAAAATAATCAATAGATTAAGATGAATTAGAAATTATTAGAAATATTAACACATATGAAGTAGACACAATTATACTTATTGTCTAGATTATAGTTTAGGTTTTTAAGGTTATATTAAATGTAGATATAATTATACTGTATAGTTTAAAATAAATATAACCCTACTATTTAATAGGGTTATATTCTTCTAACCTAAAAATACAACTATATTACAAATAATATATAGTATTTTTTTTATTGTTTATCTAAAATATTATAAAATGAAATTTATTTTTTAAGGTATTTAGGGTTATGTAATTATAACCATTGTTTTTAGGGTAATTAGGATTATTAGGGTTATTAGGGGAATGGTTAGTTGTTAACTGATTATCAACTACTTATAAAAATTTTTCTATCTTTATCTTCTAGAAATTATTTTTAATCCTTTATCTTCTAATAGAAGTCATCAATCTTCAGAAATTATTTTTAGAATTTATTTTTAACTTTTTAATAGATTGCACTTCGTTAGCCTTTTCACCCCATTCTGAAATCCACTGAAGTTTCTTTCAGAAATTACCCCTCAAAGGTAAGGAATTTTTTTGACATTTTCAAGTGTTTAACTCCACTTTTTTTAAAAAATCTTTAAAAAAATTTAAACACCTTTTCAAAAACCCTCTATTTATGGTACTTTGCTATTAGTGTTAAAGAAATGTTAAAGTTTTGTTAAACTTTGTTAAAATTCAAAAAAGTACAAAAAGTAACCCAAAAAGGTAATTACGAGATAAAAACATATGAAACAGAACTATTTAATTGGGTATTTAAATGACACCTTATTTGGGTATTTAAAGTGTCAATTTTCCCTATTAAAATAAAATGCAATTTCCTTGTGGGTTACTTGTGTACTTACAGATAGTATTATTGTATCATTTACTGTGCTATTTAAATTGTTAGTTTATCTTGCAAGTTTCTATTGTACTTACAAGCATATAAAAAACCACACAAGTGTAACTATTTTTTGATAGTAATTAACTTGTGCAGTTTCCCTCAAATAATATTTATGAAATTAAGTTTAGTTTTTGTTAAGCTTCTATTGTGTAAATAGAAATTTAAAAAAGTAATAAGGGAATGTTATCCCTTACTACTTGTGTATTACATTAGGTCATCACCTAGTAATTCTTCTGCTACACTATCATTCATATTAGCAGTATTACTTTGTTCACCTAAAGTTACGAAAATAGTATATTTTCTACCTTCAATAGTTGAAGGGTAGATATTAATATACGCAACTACCTCTTGGTCTTTTTCAAATAGAGATTTTTCCTCTCCATTAGAATTAAGTATTACACGCTCTGCTGTGAACTTTTGTCCAGCTGCACTTCCATCTAGTACTTCAATGTTGTAAAGTACATACTGTGAGCCATTGCTCTTTGTAAGAACTTTACTACCACTGTTAAGGATTTTTGAATTTGCTACAATTTGTTTTAATGCTTCTTGTGTTTGTTTTGCTGTTTGTGTACTCATAACTTTTTGTTTTAGTTGTTAATAAATAAATTAATTGGTTTTTAAATTGTTGTTAAATTTTGTTCGTGTTAATTGCCTATTTAGTTTCGTAAGTTTTTGTTAATAGGCAAATTGTTCCTGCAAAGAATGATGATACTGTTGCAAGGTAAATGATTGTGATTAGTTCCATAATGTTTTATATTTTTAAGTTAGATTATATGGAGAACTCTTCTCCACCAAAACTAAGAAAAGGTTTTTCTGAGGGGAAGAAATAAAGAGAAATACTTACTAAGAAATGTTTAGTCTCTTAGTAAGTAAGTTATTAAGTTAATAGTCTATCCACCAACTTTTATCTGCATAAGTGCTATACATCTCAAATGCTATATAAGGTAATATAAGCAAACACCCAATTACCTTATGTCTAATTGGTACTTCTTTTCCTTTCTCAAGATACACATAGAAAAGAAGAAGAATCAAAGAGACACACACACTGATGAGCCTAGCATGGCTGTACCCTTCCATGCTAAGATTAAAGAGTTCCATAAGACTAAAGCCTTGAGCTAGAAGTCTAAAATAAACTTTACACACTGAAAAATTCATAGTATTATTTTTTAGGTTAGAATTTAAAATCCAATTTAAGAATTGGTGGGGGGAGTTTCCCTCCAAAAATAAGAAGGGGTTCTTTGTTAGGGTGATTCACGAATACACATTTACCCTATTATTTTCATAAGTACCATATGATTCAAGAGTCTACACCTACCCTATAATTTCCATACCCACCTTATAAATTTTCATAATTACTATTCTTAGGGTAGGGGTTACAAAAAAATTTACAAATTCAAAAAATATCATGCCCACTAAAAAATTTTACAAAAAAATTTTGCAGTTAAAATATTTAGACTATATTTGTCACAGTACTTTTTTGAACATACATATATATAAAGTTATTATAGGTTAGTGAGAAGAGGGTGAAAAAACTGAATTTTTTTGTATTGTTATTATTTTTATAAAAAATTTTTATTCTTGGAAACTCTTACTCTACAATGTGCAAACTAAAACCCCTGAATTGTCAAAAATCTCTGACTAGCAGTATTGAATGGTTGATTTTATTTAATTATTGAATTTTATCTCAGCCCAATTCTCACTAAACTATAAAACAAACTAGTAAACAAACTAAAACAATCTGTTTTCTGATATACTATTAATCGTGTTGATTTCTTATTTTTAAGTTAATGATTTCTACTTTTAAGAAAAAAATAATCCTTCTATTTCTAGAAGGATTATTTGTTAAATTAAATTTACTTATGAAAAATTATTTTGACAAAGCACATATAGCTTTTGCGAAGTGATTTACCATTGCAAATATAATAAAAAATCTCACCACACCAAAACATAAATAAGTTTATTTTTGTTAAGATTGAAAATTTATTATAATTTTGTAAGATAATATAAAGGTATGAAAAATATAAGTAAAGTTCTCAGTTTGGATAGATATACTTACTATCTGAAACATTTAGAGATTATAAATGTATTTCTACCTGTTAAAATGACTAGTAAGGAACAAGAAGTAATAGCTTCTTTTATGTCTTTTGAAGGTGACCTTAAAGAAGCTCCTTTTAGCAGTTTAGGTAGAAAGTTAGTTAGAGAAAGGGTAGGAATTAATAGTGCTGGTGGTTTAGGAAATTATATAGATTCTCTCAAGAAGAAAGGATTTATTCTTTCAGATATGACTATAAATCCAGTAATAGTTCCTAGTGACAAAGAACAAGTTTATCAATTTAAAATAGTAGTAAAAGAAGATGAATAATTTTCATTTAGAAAATCCACATGAGCTTCTCAATAAAATGAGAATGCTGGGTCACTTAAGAAAATTAGGTGTAGATAAAGTTTTAAAAACCACATCACAAGGGTACAGGGAGAAATATTTTTATAAATTTGAACATCCATTATATGGGATTCAGTATGATTTTAATTGGGAGGCTTTACTCTTTTTAGCTAAGAATCTAGACCTAGAAAATATTCTTACTCCTCATGTAGATGAATGTATCAAGATTCAGGAGCAGGAGCTGGAAGAAGTAAAAAAACTAACTCAGTTAGAAACTAATGAAAATCATATAAAGACTGTATCTCTGTATGATTTAGCTGCAGAAGATATTGCTAATATGAATGATACTTCTAAAATAATTTTACCTAATGCATAGACCAGCTAGAGAAGATATAGAAGAATTTTATCATTCTAATAATATAGGAGATAGATTTAGAATATCTCTAGAGGATTGTGTAGAATTATGTAAATCTCCTTTTGCTAGATTTAAGGAATCTATGAATAAGGGAGAAGGTAAGAATGCAAAATTCTTATGGTTTGGGACTTTTTTTGTGAATCCTAAGGCTGTTAGGTACTGGGAAGTAAATGCAAAAAAGCTTTATGATAAAGGTGTTATTACAGAAGAAACTCTCCATATACATGAAAATTTTTGTAAAAATGCTAGGATAAATGAGAGTTTAGATAATTATATTGATTTTAATAAAAATAAAATTGAAGATGAAGAAGAGATGGAATAAATATTTTGAAGAGCTAGGAGAAATTAAAGGTGGTTCAGTACATTATATTACATTTGAAAGTACAGAACCTTTAGAAATTGAGAGAGTACAACCTACATGTAGTAAGTGTGTTCAGTATTTAGATTATATAAATAATAGATTATCTATTAGATATACAGCTGAAGAATTACCACCACACTTTATCAAGCATAATATAAAGCAGTCTTTTATGGAAGGAGTAATGCTTTATTATAAAGATGGTACTTCTGAACTTCTAAAGATAGGAGGAGAAATAAGAGGAAATGAAAAATAATTATGGCAAATTTATTTATAATAGAAAATAATATAGCTAAACCTAATGTAGAAACCCTCCTAATATCTCCTTATAAAGAGATATGGGAAAGAGATAATTCTAAAGATAAGGAAAGAGCTATAAAGGAATTTACTTATATAGAACTTATGAGTTCTAAAAAGAAAAGTAATCCTTACGCAGGTTACCCTGAAGATACTAGACATCAGAAATTAAAGTCCATGCTTTTTCCTGAGGATAAAAATTGGTATCCTGATAATCTAGTAGAACAGGCTTTAGCTGATATAGTAGAATTACAGACTGAAGCTTCTCCTACATACAGATATTATATGGATAATTTAGCTGCAGCTGAAAAGACTAGAGAGTATCTTCAGAATATAGATTTAAATGAAAGAACTGAAAAAGGTATGCCTGTATATAAACCTAAAGATGTAACTTCTGCTATTATTGATACAGAAAAAGTAATACAGACACTTACAGTTCTAAAAGAAAAGATGGAACAGGAGCTTACAGAAAGTTCTAGAATTAGAGGAAATAAAACAATTAATGTATTTGAAATGTAATATGGAAAATTTTAATAATATAATTCTTCCTTCAGAGGCTATACTTGTTAAAGAGCAAAAGGTAGAGCTTAAAGAAGAAATAACAACTAATGGTATTATAGTAAATATTGGTGTAAATAGAGATGTACTATATAAAGTGGTAGCTAAAGGTTCAGAAGTAACTACTGTAAATGTAGGTGATATTCTAAAAATAAAAGATACCTTTGCAGAAGATATTAAAATTGGTAAAGAAGATTTTAAATTCTTCAGTCATGGAGATAGTGCTTATTACTATATTCAGTTAAATGATTAAAGTAGATTATAAAATAAGAGATACTAATACAGGTAAATGGTTAGATACTTCTGTATTCAGAGAGGCAGCCTTAAGGTTTATGTCTAAAGGATATTATTGTGAGTATCTAGCTGGTACACCTGAATGGATAGATTATTGGAAAGAAGAATTAAGAAGATGTGTAGAAGGATTTGCTGTAATAGATAAGACTAATAAGATTTATAAAATTACAGGACATCACTATGCATACTTAAATTATGCACAAATATCTCTTGTTAAATTTAGTGATGATGAAGATGATGAGGGAGATTCCCTAGCTTCTAAAGAAATATCTTTTCCTGATTTTTGGGATGGAGATTATAATTTCTTTTGGTCTCTAGATATAGCTAGATTTGGAATAGCATCTTCTAAATCAGCTACTATAGATAGATACAATGAAAAAAAGAAATGGCTAGACCTCAACAAGCAGATTAAAAAAGAATTAAAAAATGATGTACCTGACCAAGAAATTATCACTAAGCTTAAAGAGCAGAGAGATGAATATGCAGAAAAAATACTTGGTAGGTTAGGTCTATATGTAAAACCTCATCCTGATTATTTGGATGGAGGTTACCACTTTGTAGTAGGTAAGTCTAGAAGAAAGGGTTATTCTTATAAGTTAGCTTTTATATGTGCTAATACTTATAATACAATGAGAAATTCCCTTACTC